AGCGGCAGCTGGTTGGCCACGTCCATGGTGTTACGTCCGGCGCGGAGGAACGGGGCCGCAAGTCCGGTGAGGTACTGCGGGACCACGAGGCCAGCGAAATTGGACGAGCCGCTGTCGCGGTACTCGGTGGCCATTTCGGACTGGTGCCGGTTCAGGCGGTCGCGGGCAGCCTGGTCACCGAGGTACTCGGCGGCGTAGCTGTCGCGGAAAAATGAATGCGGGCTGTGCGCCTCGTAGGTGAGGGGCTCAGACTTAACGTCAACGCGGTTCACGGCCTTTGGCTCCTCGGGCTCGTCGGTGGCAGCAACCTCGGCGCGGAGCTTGGCGGCCTCCAAATGCGAAATTTGGATTTCGCTGAGGTCGGCAATGCGAGCGTCCAGGTCGCGGGCACGGGTGGTCAGGTCGCCGAGGTTCTTGTCCTCGGCCTCGGTGAGGTCGCGGGTTTCCTCGGCGGCACGATCCAACACTGCCTCAACAGCGGTGGCGATCTCGGCACGCTCGGAAACCAGCTGATCAAGCAGCTTCACGGTTCTAGTCTCCTAGTCGGTCAGACGGTTATGGTCCTGACGGTGACGACCAGGTGCCCGTGGGCGGCGTGTTCGTCGGCGGTCACGCACATTATAAACACGCGTCATGCGTGTTTCGTGTTAGTCCACTGTCGTGAAAAACCGCACTGATTCGGTGCCGCTTTCGACAATGCACCACAATTCCTGATTTGCGCCGAGCAGTCCACGGATTGGGGCCTCGTGTTTAGCAATAGGAAACCCGTTGCTGAGCGTTACTTGGTCGTCGTCACCGAGGTACACCGTGGTGTTTCCCATGATTTGCATAAACACTTCACGGTTAATGCTGTCAGCGTCCAACACTTTTGTGGCTGATGTGGTGGCGGTGTGCGCGAAATAGTTTGCCATCAGTTGTCCAACTGTCTGAGTAGGTGACGATATTTGGCGAGCCGTGGCACCTGTTCCTCGTCGTCAGGATCGTAGGCGCGGACCGAGAGCAACTGTGCCTCGGCGTAGGCAGGATTGCGAACGAACCCGACGTGATCCAACGCCACCTCAGTGCGGGTCCGCAACGGTTTGCCATTCATCTCGGACGTGTGGGTGCGCACCGGAATAAAACCAACGCTGAAACCGGTCACGAAACCATCCATCGCCAGTGTGCGGGCCTCGTCAGCGCGAGCGGTGCGAGCCAATAGAAAATCCGCGATCAGCCCATCGTTAGTTTTTTCCCATCGGGCCGCACGACCGATAGGCATGCGGTCGGTGGCGTGCTGTTCCAGCAACGGGACACGCGTGCCGCGCTCGGTAATCGTTTTGTCAAATGCGGTTGGTGCGAACCGTTCCAGGTAACTGCCTGCGTCATACAGTGCGCCGAACGGAGCCACGATGCCAACCAAATGGTGGCCGTCGTCATCTTCGCGGATTTCGAAACCCGCAACCTCCACATGTCTGTTTACGATTTCAGCCATTGGTCATGTCCTCGGGCGGGGTCAGGGTCGTTATATCTTCCATGGCGCGGACCTCCTCGGCGGTGAGGAATCCGGCGCGGATTGCCACCTCGTAGCTGCTGAACCGTGACGCGGTGTCGGCACGCAACAGGTCGTCCAACACGAAACGTGCCTGCTGGCCGCGTGGGAGCAGCAGGGACAGGGCCTGTTCAATTCGTGACAGCCACGGACGCAACGTGTAGCGGGCAAAATGAATGCTGTCGCTGTTCACGTTCTGATACGTCAGGCCGCCAGCGGACATGGGGACACCAACCAAATGTGGTGGTGTGCCGAAAATGGTGCACACCTGTTGCGCCGAGTATTGGCGGGATTCGATCAGTTCTAGGTCGGCTGCGGAAAATGACAGCGGTTTGTACGAAATGCCGTTGGCGAGCACGGCTGGTGCACGGTTCCGGCCACCGTTCGCTGCAATAAAACCTGTTTTTAAATCCTCGGCCTCGTCACGCGTAATGTCTGCGTCCACCTCCAACACGCCTACTGGCAGGCCGCCGGACTCAAACACGTTCGCGGCGCATTCCTCACCGGCCATCGCGATTCCCAAACTGCGTCGGTGGTGTTCGATCACGGACATGCCGCGCACCGATCCAGGCATAGTCAGCCCGCGTAGGTGCAAAATTTCCTCGCTGGTGTATGTCTGGCCTGCGACCTGATAAAACACGCTGGCACCGTCAGCACGAATATTTACTGCGTCGGTGGCGAGCAGGACGGCCTGCCTCGGGTAGCCGAGCTCGTCACGGTCACCGAGCAACCAAAACGCGTTGCCGTCCACCAACAGTGACAGCACGGTGCTGGCGATCATGTCCAGCCGTGTCATGGTGCGGTCAGGTTGCGACAGGATCGCGGGTGTAGGTGTGAGCCGTTCGCCACGCCGGAACGCTTCTAATGGCAGGGACGCGATGGTGTCCGAAATCAACTGCGTGCACCGGTATAGGGCCGGAATGCCAAGCGCGGTGGTCACGCTCACATTCATGGGGCCCTGAACGGGCTGCATCATGCCGCCACGCGTTGGCAACACAAACGGGAATTCGACAGCGCGTGTCTCTGGCTGCCTGCGACGGAATAGGGCCATGGTGTTTCCTAGAATATCACCGGTCTACTGGCAGACTGGTTCCGATGTTTTGCACAATGGTAGGCGATGCTGGCTGCGTGTAATGGTGACACGTCGGCACGCGGATTAAACCGTGCCCACAGCCACGACGACCCTAACGGTTTTTTTTCGGCTACCGCTACGGCCTCATTTAGTGCCTGGTGCGGCCTGACACGCATTTTTCCGGCCATCAGGTCGTCATAAAACAGATTGGCTGAATAGCACACGTCACGGGTTGTGTATTTGACCAGCCGTAATTTGCGGTTGTCTAACGCGTCCGCGAGCATGCCTGCTGGCCCGTAGGTATCGATCACCACAATGCCGTTGTGGTCGCTGGCGAGCTGCACCAGCCGGTCAGCGATCCAGTCCACACCTGACCGGTTATCTACCAGTTCCAGTCGGCCATGTTCGTCGGCCACGACCACGGACGCGCTAGACCGGTCTAACGTGATATCGGCACCGAACACCAGCCGTCCGTCAGGCATCGCGTCGTCCTGTGCCGCGTCCCACACATGTTGCGGTATGACACGCTCGTCAGTGCGGGTCCACTGGTTTAGGTGTGCACGCCGAAAATCACCGTCAGTCATGGTGCGTCGGGCCTGCCGTAGCCAGTCATGGCTGATTGTGTGGCCGAGCGCGGGCACACATGCGTCCCATACGGATTCGTCGTCAGGGTCCGCACCGTCAGGTGCTGACCACTCAAAATAGGCGGTGCCCTCAGTCACACCGTCCGCGACAGCCTCGCGTCCGTCCTGCACAATGCGTTTTAGGAACGTGGATTCGTCGGTGCCTGCGGTGGACACGATCCACACCTGTGCGTCCTGCCTGGTCGCCATTGCAGGCAACATTGCTTGCAGCCTGCGGTCGTCCACGTCAGAGAACGCCTCGTCAATGCACCCAAAATCCAGTGTGCGTCCATGACCGGCTGTCTGTGTGGAGGCCAAGGCCTCAATGCGTGACCGGTTGTCGAACACGATTGCCTCGGAACCTGCACCGCGATACAACGTGGCCATTGACCCCAACGGGCTGTCCTCAATTTCTGGTCCCCAATCGTTAGCAATTTTTTTGCGGGCATCGAAACCGGTTTGCGCGGTGTACGCGATTCGCTGATTACGGGCGATCAGGGCCCGATAAACCATCGTGGCCAAAACCAGCGTGGATTTACCGACCTGGCGTGGGACGTGCACCGCCACCGTTTGGTACGCCAACCTCCCATCAGGTTTTACCTCCAACGCGGTATCCACCACCTGTTGCTGCCATGGCATGAGTGTTGTGCCGAGCAGCTGCGCGGCCTTAGCCACACGGTCGCCACGGGTCGGGCGATCAGTCCTCGGTGTCGCTACCCGTGCCGGACAACTGTTCCACGAGCCATTCGATTTCGTCGCCATCCTGCTCGGTCGCCTCCAATAGGTCTGCTAGGGCCTCACGGTACTGCCTCCACAAGCTCGCCACGGACGGGTCCGCGTCCACGGCTCGTGCCAGCAGTTGTGCTGCGGTGACGGTCGGCATGTCTGAGGCCGGTACACCGTCAGGAAATGCGTTGATCACGAATTGGTCAATAGCGGTCGCGTTGCTGACCATTTTCGGTTTCTTTTGGCGTGCGCTGGTCATGGCTGGTCCTAATCGGTTTTTTTCGGAGAGAAAATGAC